CAAGAAAGGGAAGGAAATAATGTTTACCAGAGATCTATTAGAACGGGTAGTAGCAACGTTTCTTCAAGCGTTCCTCGCTATCTATATCGTCGGCTCAACCGACACGCTCAAAACCGCAGGCATTGCGGGAGCAACGGCTGCGCTTAGTCTCGTCAAGGGCGTGGTTGCTACACGCTTCGGTGACGGGTCCGCTTCTGCTGCCTCGTAATGGAATGGGCAGGGCCAATCGGCGCTATAGGTGCTGCTCTAATAAGCGGCGTCTTTGCTGTATTAATCACCCGCCTCCGACGAGAAAGCACTGAACAACACGCCGTCAACCAAACCCAGTTGGAAGCAATTGGCGACGATGTGGGTGAAGTCAAGACAGATGTACGAGAAGTACGTTCTTCACAAATTCGCCATTTAGAGTGGCATGCAGAGAAATAGTATGATAGAGTTATTACTGGATCGCCGTGAGCCCCCGATGGGCCGGTGGCTGTGAGCCCCTTGGGCCGGTCAGTATCCATCCATTGGGACTTCGCACGCTCCTGATGAGTAATATAGTGGCAGACAGACCCGGAACGTGACGACCGGGAAATTCTGTTTAGTCATCCACCCGTATAGTACCTCCACTATGCGCGATTCGGTAAAGGAGAGACACCATGGTTGAAAATCAGGAATCCAGTATCAAGGATCTGCGAGAGGCAGCGGCCCGAGGTCGTCAAGCATCACAGGAACTTGAGTCGGTGAAACGCGAGATGGCGTTTCTAAAGGCTGGTGTAGATACAGATTCGAAAGCAGGACAACTTCTGTTCAAGGCTTACGATGGAGATTTGGAAACAGATCTGATTCGTACCGAGGCAGAAGAACTTGGAATTCTCAAAGGCGCAGTAGCGTCAGAGGGAGTCTCTGAGGCTGATAAGGCTGCTGACCGTCAGGTTGGTCGCCAACGTCAGGATCTGGTTTCGGATAGCGTTCCACCTGATGAGCAGACAGAGAGTCCATACGACGCAGGCCACCGTCAATTCCAAGAGATGATCAATGCGGGTCGTCCGAAGGAAGATTCCGCAGCACGATTCATCAATACGGTTTTAGAGGCGGCAGGCGGGGCAAACCCTGATCCAAGGGTTGTCTCTGAACGCTGATGCCTACATATGTTTACGAATGTTCTGAGTGTTGCCACCGTTATGAGCGGCGGCATTCGGTAGACGACGAACCGGATACGTGTTGCCCTGAATGCGAAGAGGTTGCTGTAAAGCGAATTCTTCAGGCAGCAAATATTGCGCCTTCGTCTATGCCGTCACGGATGAACAAGGTTCCACCTCCTAAGGCCGATCCGGCTTGGGAACGAGGGATCGCTGGTGAACATAGGCGAGATGGATCGTTTGTTCCGTATCTGGATTCCAACGGCAACCGTATTGGTGTCAAAGAATTTGCCGATAATCGCTCCAAGTATGAGAGACTATTACGGGAAAGAGAACAGAAGAAGACTTCTGTTTGATCCCCATTTACTCATCTAGGAGAAAGATATTATGACTATTGTAGGATTTTCAAGTGCGGCACCCGGCGCGACCTCATATGATTTGGCCGTCGGTGTCAAGATCAATATGGACGAACTCATTTATATGATTTCGCCTATTGATTCACCACTGATCAACGGCATCGGTACTGACGGGCGACAGTTGCTTGCCAGTTCCCCTGTCGATCAGACCACTTTCAAGTGGATGGACGAGGAACTTTTGCTTCCCCGTGCACAGACCACAGATACAGGAGCCGCAGGAGCAGGCACTACGACTATCACAGTCTCAGCCGCCGACTCTTACAAGTTCCAATTAGACGATCTTCTCACCATTGGTGAGGAGGGCGGTATCGCTAACGGTGCTGTGAAAAGGATTACCAATATTGACACCGATACAGGTGTTATTACTGTAGTTGATTGGCAGAACGGGTCAGTTTGGCCCGCCACAACGTCCCATGCCACAACGGGTCAGGACACAGTTATTTGTGTCGGCTCTGTATTGCCTGAAGGTTCAGATCCGGGCGATTTCCGGGCGGCTGACCGGACGATCCGCGAAAACTATACGCAGATCTTTGGACCCACAAAGGTTCAGATGTCTCGTACAGAGCAGCAGATCACCCGGTATGGCGTGAGTGATGAGTTTGCAAAGCAGTTGTATGGTCGTTCCGTTGAGAACGTCATCACCCGTGAGCAGGCGTATCTTTATGGTAAGCCTTACGATGATACTGCAAACAAGCGCCGGTCAACCGGTGGCTTGATGAACTTCATCACCACCAATACGGATGCGACCAACACTAGTTTGGACGTAGCCGAGTTGCAGACGTTGATGCAGAAATGCTATAACGCAGGCGGTGTTCCCGATCTTCTGATCGCTAACCCGGCTACGTTCGCAGATCTGAACGCCGTCGAATCTAGCAGCCGGGTGCGTACCGTCATTGATGATCCGCGCCGTGGCCGTGTGCCTGTTACCTCTGTGTTCCATGAGTTTGGTGAGACACAGATGGTGCGGAACCGTTGGTGCCATTCTGAGACTGCTTTTGTAGTCAAAAAGGACAATGTCCAGCGTCGGGTCATGCAGCCCCTCATAGTTGAGGCGCTTGCTAAGACAGGTGACTCCGATTCGGTCATGCTTCTGTGTGAGGAAGGGCTTCAGGTGAAGGGTGAGTCTCATATGGCGAGGTTCACTAACCTGACTGATTACACGGATACACCGTAGTAGTTGCGTAAGGTAGGGGGGCGGGGTATTCCCCCGTCCCCTTTCCTTGCTGTATAGTAAGAGCATGAGCCGCACATACCTGTTTGATGGAGGGCTAGATGCCTACCTTGGGTGACCTTGTTGTTAAAACGAAACGGTTGTTGCATAGCAACACACGTACTGAATTAGATAAACTCAATGGTGCCGCCGGAACGAGTGGAACTATCACCGTTGAACATCAGGCTCCGGGTATCAGAGCAGGTTCGTATCTATCAATTGGTAGCCCAACGCAGGGCTATGAAACCATATATGTTTACTCTCGGTCGGGTGTAACTGTTACAGTTGAGCGTGGGATGGATGGGTCGTCTGCATTTAACTTTGCTGACGACACATTAGTTGAGGTAGAGCCACGGTTTACTGGGCATCAGATCGTTGAGGCTGTTAAGGATGCGATCCATGCGTTACCTGAGAACCTGTTCGCTGTCGATACTGATAGCGCATCGTTCGCTGCGACAGATGACAGGTCGGTATCAATCACACTCTCCAATGGATTCACTCGGATCTTGAATGCTGTTCGTACTGCTAGGGATAGCGAAGATAGGAAACTGAGCGTCAATGTCAGTGTCCGCAAATATAGCACTGATTATTATCTGATCCTTCAGGAGTTTATAGAGAAGGCAATCACTGTCGAATACACCTACGCCCACCCGTTCGTAACCGGGACGCTAAATATCGATACTGATATTGTATCGACAGTCAAGATGGATACGTCGATGGTTGACATCCCCTGCCTAGCAGCAGCATCGGCACTGATGATGGCCGACGAATCTCTACGCTCCGACACACACGCTATGGGTGCGTCAAGAGACGAGGGAGTGGTTGCTTCCGGCGACAGGATCCGACAGTCGATGGTGCTTCGTCAGAAGTATGAGCAGCGTGTGTCTGAAGAGGCCCGCAGGTTGATGGCTAAGTGGGGCATTAGGGATCAGAGCGCCACTCCGTCTATATTCCCGACAGCCTGATGGCTGTTCGAGACTCGCTGCCGGTTACGATTGGGGCACGTAAGTATAACGTTGACCTTGCAGGTTTGGCGAGATCTACTATTGATCCGATTAGGCAGGGGTTTGATACGCAGGGTACGCCGGGTGAGCAGTCGTTGAATCAGGCTGGTGTGTGGAAGCGGTCGCGGAACAATTGGGATTTGGGTGCGGGTCAGCGTGAGGCTGATACTGATGAGGCTAATAATCGTAGGTTTTATACATCGACGGGTGTGGATGTGTGGACCCGTAACGAAGCGAGTTTGTTAAAGACGACGTACCAACATTCAACAGGTGTAGCGTCAGGTACGAATCTACGCATGGAAACCGCGACAGATTTAGCGACTGAAACTCCTCGTTTATATTATTGCGATGGCAATGAACTGGTGTATTCGGGAGATTTCGGTGAGACTTGGGCTGCAACCATACCAACTCCAACAGGTGCAGCATTAGTTGGTATCGCAAGCGACGGGGCAAACATCTATGCTGCCTCTGCTGATGAGGTACAGAAAGTTGGTGGTGTCACCTGCGGGACTGATATCAATACTGATTACTGGACGTTTACTGGGACTGATATTGATGGGGTTTGGATAGCAAACGGTTACCGTCTTGTATCTGTTGGCCCCCGCTTAACTCAATTAGTAACAGGATCTGCTGAGTCAACAGACTATGATATTACACTAGCATCGTTCGATCAGGTAGATACTTGGAAATCTGTTATTGGTACGCCTGCCGGTATCTATGCAGCAGGCACAAAGGGCAACACTTCCCGAATCTTCTATATCGGTATCAATAGTTCAGAGTCAGGGGGTGCGGGCTTGGTGGATCCTATTATCGTAGCCGAACTACCACGGGAAGAAACGATCAACGTCCTCACTTACTATGGTGGGCTTCTTTGCATTGGAACCAGCAAGGGTATCCGGCTTGGGATGATCACCGGAAATGGGTACGTTACCTATGGGCCACGTATCGATATCAAAGACCATGATGGGGGGTTGGTTGGGACAGAGTGTTTCGAATCGCAGGGTGAATTCATTTGGTTCGGATGGAAAGACTATACTTCTACTACGACAGGGCTAGGTAGGTTGGCTTTGTCAGAGTTTACTTCGTCGCTTGTGCCAGCATATGCAAGCGACCTGATGACACCAGCAACAGTGCAGGGGTCAGTCCAAGGGATTGGATTGACTGCCACTGGTCGTTTAGTGTTTACGGTTAGTGGTAGTGGAGCGTGGATAGAAAACGCAACGAACTATGTGACGACAGGTAGTATTGATTCGGGTCGGGTCAGGTGGGGAACGACTGAGAAGAAGGCTATTGTTTCTGGTGATCTACACCATAGCGAACTGGCAACAGGTGAGGCAGTTGCGCTTACAATTATCTCTGATGATGAAAGCACAACACAGAAAGTGGCAACATCTGAAGTTGATGGTGCTTCAGGGGTTGGGGCATTCGGGATTTCTACACCTGTAAGCGGTGAATATGTTTCGACTCTCATAGAACTAACTGGTCCCGGTGGAACAACTCCGACCTTGAGACGTTGGACGGTTCGCGCAATCCCAATGCCATTCGTTGCAGAAGTAATCAAAGTACCTATCATGCTGTCAACCTATACAGATTGGGACAACCGGCACGTATATCACGATACTTACGACGACTACGCCTACCTTAAAGGACTAATGGAAGGGCGAACTTTGGTCGATTTCAACATAGGAGAAGAGCCTGCACAGACAGTGTATGTGGCAGGTGTGTCATATGATGAGGGGAGTTTGACAGAGTGGACTGATGATCGTCAGTGGTTTGAAGGGATCTTGACGGTTCAGTTGGTGA